TCCCCCTTTTCGATCGCGAGATTCTCGCCCCTCGAGCGTGTGTAGTGTCGTTGCTCACTCTCGAACGCCCCTTCGATGCCGCTTCCGAGATCCATCATTCGCAGACCTACGCGCGGATCGATCCATTGCTTGTCGATAGCGTCCCGGATCTCGGCGTTAAACGCGGTCTTCGATTGCGGTCTGAACCCTTCGAGATCCAGCGTGATAGTCTCGGGATCGGGGAGATCGGTGCCCTTAATCGATTCCACGAGGAAGCCAAGGTCGGGACGCTCGACCGGTATCCAGCGTTCCTCGTGTTCCCCGTAACCCCAACGTGCTATGCCAAGCACATGCTTACCCCAAACGAGGAGGGAAGCCTTGAGTGTCTTGACGGCGTCGGCGAGCTGTCCGGCTTCCGCTTCCTGCAGGCGCTGGATGGCAACACCGGAATCGAGGCCGGGCGGTATCTGACCCCGCTGGATCTCGTGGAATGCTCCGATGTCGAACATCGCTTTCTTGGCTTCGTCGATCATGCGCCAACGGTCATTCGACACTCTGACCGGTGGCACGCGCTGGACGATGTCCCCGATCTTGCGATTGGCGAGCGCCGACTGCATCGGGACCTTGATGTGTGCGGCGCTGATGTTGGTGATCTGTTCGGACAGGCCCGGCACGTCGAACATCGCCCACTGGCCGATACCGTTCAGTGCCTGCTCCTCGAGCGCCAGCGACCACTGCGTGTTGATGACCTTCTGGGGTGAGACCAACTGCCCGACGGTCGGGCGGCCTTGGGCATCAAATGGACGCACCTCGTCGTAGATGGCCACATGCGGCACAAACCCTTGGGGGAGGACGTCGTCGTGGAGGAGTTCCTTGCCGGCAATAACGACAAGCCTGCCCTCGGGCAATGGATCGCTCGGCGCCTCCCAATACTCGGAGAGTAGCGTCAAGTCACGGTCGGGAAGTTGTTTGCCGCGACCACCGGATACCAAACCACCTAGGCTTGGGCTTCGGCGATTGCCGACTGATGCGATCAGGTGCTCGAATTGCTTGAGTTGCGCCACCCCCTCGACCGTCTGCACGTTCTTGGCCACGTCACCGTATTTCTCTTTGATGACGCTGATCGGTACGGCCTCGGAGTCGATGAGCCAGCGGAAACCCTGTGCCGGTAGTAATCCGAACGCATCCGGGTTGAGGCGAATATTGAAGATCGAGCGCACCGCGGTATCAATGTCACCCTGCCTGTAGCGAAACGCTGCGTCGGACTCAGAGAGAGGATCTCCCGTCTCGGGATCGACGAGCGGCTGACCGTCGGCGTCGACGGTGTACTCGGTCGGCACCCCCTGACCGGTCAGCGGGTCTTTCTGGAAGGGATGCGGGAGAATGACGGTGGCGGCAACCAGCCCGCCGAGATCCGGGTTCCAGAACGGTTTCAGATATGCAACGCCGCAACTGAATGAGAGCCACATGGCAGCGCGGAGCTTGCCGTCCATCTCCGCGCCACTCCAGCGAGCGGTAACCAAATTCGTCGCCACCGTCGCCTTGTCGCGCGCCTCGTGTGCGTTGGAGTCAGGCGTGGCGTGCCAGCTCATTTCTGCTGACATGAGGCGTTGGATACGAGCCCGTAGGATGGGGAGGATATAGTTGTTTTTGGCTCGGACGCGACCCTCAGGTTGGGGTGCATCACGCCAAATCCTGTCTTTCAGGTTCCAGTCGATCCACTGATCTCCGTCGGCGAACAGCAGGTTGTAGCTGGCGCGCTTGTACCGCTCGAACGCATCGCCGTCGCCGTCCTTCAGTAAACGGCCGACATAGTCAACAACTTTCGTAGGTGTATCGCCCGGGGGCGGGTAATGCTCGCCCCGGGTTTCGCGGAGGGATAGCTTGGCTTCTTCTTGTACTGGCACACCAGAAAGGTGTGTGAGTGCCGATTATCGCGGCAGTCGGCTATTTAGCTGTCGTCGCTAGGCATGACAGACCGGATCACTTCGAATGCTTCCATGCTGAACCACTCGCCGTGGAGTCGGTGGTCTTTCGCAGCCTCATGCATTTTGGCTTCATCTTCGAGACTGCCGGGCCATGAAGCCAAAAGGCATAGGCCGACTGGAGACATCAGCGATAACTCGTGAAGTCGTTGTTGGACATCGGTGCTGTACCCAATCTTGAGCCGCTTCGGCCTCTCCGTAGTGGCGATGGCATAGACGAAGCCCGGAGGTTGCTCTGACACTTTCGGCGGCCTCGGTGTCGTGTCAACATGACGGAAGTAAATTTCCGTTAGCGCCATCCGAGGGGTCTTGTCGTAAGGATATTGTTCAACAATCCGTGCCACGTAGGTCCGCACCGTGCTGAGTGAGATACCGAGTAGCTGCGCGGTCGCCTTGTAGCTCTCGCCGTCTTTGCCAACCAAGGTCAACACCTCTAACTGACGTGGCGAGAGGATCACGACCTCACGCTCCTGGGGGGAGAGCTTGGTCATGACAGGGCTAGGAGTCTCACACTGCCTCTGAGGGTGGGGGCGCGTCATGAATCTGACATTGATCGCGCCCACACTCCCGACAAGTACAGTATCCCTCGGTCGTTGCGGCTTCTACTTCCTTTGGGGGCGTAGTGTCGTCCAAGATGTCCTCCAGTCTGTGGACTTTGGGGTGTTCGACTGTCACGGTTCCATCGGGCGCAAGATGAGGTTCTGCGCCGTCCCCTATCATCGCTTCCAGTTCCGCAATGGTTGGTTTCTCCTGAGTATCGCGTAGCCGCGAAATCACCAGGGCCACGTCCATCCACGGTGCCTCCGAAAGCACGAACCGTTCATCACCGCATGGTGGATTCAACGGATCGGGAACACCCCTGGCCCTAGCGTGGAATAGGGCACGGTTGCAATCACAGGCATAGTTGCCGTCAATCCACATGAACTCGCCCCCGTCCTCGTGGTCGGCACAGGCAACGCTCTCGGGAACCTCAACCGTCAGGCCAGTTACAGTGTCAAGGAGTTTCATCCCGTCTCCCGTTGGGACGACCGACACATGCACTGCATTCCCGCTCCACCACAACACCCGTCACCATCGCTCCAAGCGTTCGCGGGATGGTGCTCACAGACCCAGCCTTCACCTCCACAAATAGGGCATTCGACGTTCGGTGGGCCGAGTGCTTGTTCGACCGTAGGGAGCCTCATTCCTTCAACTCCCTTATCGTCCTCGGCATCACAAGACGCCGGTACAGTCGAGCGCCCCACGGCAGGTAGTAATGATGCTTACGTGAGGTGCCGAGGTCAACGACGATGGCCGGCACCGGGAACTTGCATTCTCCCCCGTTCATCAGGAGTCCGATGTTCCAGATTGGTGCGCCGAGGTTCGCGAGGAAATGCGACGGCTCCGTCTTCCAGGCGGTCAGGTTGACGTTGAAGTGGTTGGGAAGCAATCGGTAGAGCCAGCCGATCCAGCGGGGGGCCACCCATACAACATCGCGATCCCACTCCCGTTGGACTATCGTCCAGTGCTGGACTCCCATCCACTCGCCGATGTCGGCCCCTTTAAGAAAACGTCCATCAACGCACTGCATCTTCGGCCAGCGAATCATATTCATCATTCCTTCACCCCCCCATACTGTCTGAGTATCGCTTCCTCACCATACCCCTCGGCCAGATAGCTGCGGATCTTCGCCTCTTCTGTCGCCCGGCTATCGGCGCCCTCCCATTCATCGATCACGGCCTGTAGTTTCTTGGACAGTGGTTCGATGGGTTCCGGCTCCTCAAAGCGCGGCGGGACCGTGGCGCCCTCGGACAGCACCGCGTGGGCGATCTGCGCATGAGTAACCCGCAATTCGCTCCGCAGGTATTTCAACTCACCGCGTTGGAGGAGCCACGTCGCGAGGGCTCCGAGGGCCAGGCCAACGGCGAGGGTGATGGCAAGTTCCATTCACTTCTCCGGGGACACTACGACTACCTGGCGCTTCATAAGCTCTACTGTGTTCTTCAACGCCCTCTCTAGCGTGCCGGGCATCAACTCCAGTGGGCGAACGTCTCCAGACCTGCCCATGCCCGCCATCACGCAGTCTGCGATCATGTCCAACACGTCGATCAGGTTCACATCTTCTGGTATGCCATCGTCCTGTCCCAAGTGATGACGATTTAACTGCCGGTGGCGATCCCACCATCCCGTTTGTTCAAATCCCGTCACGAAGTCTGCGTGGAACCCGTCGATGTCCGTCAGCTTGTCCTCATCGTGACGGGTCGCGGCCTCACCGATCTCGTGCTGAAAGAACGCCAACCCCCTCCGAACGTCCCCTATGTGCTGGACGCTGCTGTCCAAAAGCTGCTGCTTCGTCACAGACTTAAAATCACACGTCCGTGTGTCGGCCGTCGGGCTCGTGCGAATCTCAATCATTTCTCCTCCTGGGGCAGCAGCGCCTCAATGCGATCGGCGAGATCCTTCACGCTCGGGATGCCCCGGTCGAGGGCTTCAAAGTTGATACGATCCTGCATCGCCCTCAAGGCGATCACATCGTCCCGCGTGAACCCGAACGGCTGCTCGTGGAGTAGGTACGCAGCAACACCGTGCGTGGCGCCTGGCCGATAGCCGAGCGCGCCCTCCAGCAGGTTTACCGCCTCATTCGCCCGGCCATGTTCTCGCTCGCCCCATCCCCCGCCCAGAACTTCCGTACTACCATCGTATTCGTAGCTCACGAACTTCCACTCTTCTGCCGTCAGTGCCGGCTTGATCTCGCTCATTTGACAAACTCGTAGGTCTGCTCGAAGATGTCGGGCTTGCAGGGATACATCTCGCCTTTGATGCCCGTGATGATGAAATCACCCGGGCAGACCCAGTGGCCTCCCTCTAGCGTATCGATCCAGCCGTGGTCGTGAAAGGGCCGCGAACACCCATTGCACGCCTGATCTCCATGTATATCCGGGCGGCGAAATCGTCGGACGACCTTACCCTCTGTCATCACCGCGCTGCTTGACAGGTAGTCGCTCAGGTCCTCTGGGTGGTCGCCGTTCTTGAACCACTGCGTTGCTTCGATCTCAATTGGCTTCTTTCGGTATTTCACCAGGCTATCCTCCCTCCTTTAGGTTTCTGTCCCTTCTTCACCAACTCGTCGAACTCCTCGCTCGCACGCCTGCTCGTCTTGTCCAGCTTCGCCCGGGCTTTCTGTGCGGACCGATCGACCGCCAACGGGCTGAACGGACGCACCAACTCGACGTACCGGGCGCAATCGACGACGTCATCGAGTTCTTTGATCGGTGTATCGGGCGGTGAATTGTCCTTCTGCCGGTATTGGCGTAACTCCCACATCAGCCGTGACTCGTGGTACTCGACGCCGGCCACCTTCCATGTGCTCTTGAGCGTCCGGAGGAAATAGACGTGAGGGGCACCTTGAATCGGCTCCCCCTCTGCATCCACTTTCACCGGATGGGCGTGCGTCGGGTCGATCCACGCGGCCCTGCGCATCAGCTCGATACTGGCCTTCACCGATCCGGCGTCTTTCTTCACCGCCTGGGCGAAGATTTTGTAGTCGGACAGGTTGATGATTGCCTGCGCTCCAGCTCCCCCGGGATCCGCGTAGACCCCGACCAAGGGAAGGAGATTGCCCTCATGCTCGAGCCCGAAACGTTTCAGAAGTTCGTGGTAGTCCTTCGCATGGAGCCGATCGGGTTGGTCCTCCTTGTAGTGCTCGGCGACGTAATAGCGGTTGCCCTCATGGTCGATCGCGGTGAGTAGTCCGCCGTGCCGCTTGTTCGGGTCGCAGGTCAGGAGCCAGGAGTAGGGACGGTCGATCGGTAGCCCGTCGAGTAGGTACGGGTTGTCTGGGTCGGTGGCGTTGAGTGTGGCGAAGGTTGGGAAGATCAGGCCCTCGGCGTATCCGTAATGCCCATGCAACCGCGTGTTCTTCTCGGCCTCCGTCATACCCGGATCGCTCTGAATCCTCGCGACTCCTCCACCCGCTACCGACTCGGGGTTGTCGGCCATGCCCATCTCGATCACCGTGACGTCGTTACCCCGGCGCCACACACGGTCAGCGACCTTGTACTCTTTTCGGGCCGTCGGATGGTAGAACCGGGCGTGCGTCCAGCTCATGCCCAAAAGTGGAGTGAAGGTGAGCACGATAACACCGTTGGTGGTCGCGAGTCTCTGCACGGCCGACGTATAGATCCGCGGGTCCTTCGGCTCTTCGTCGAACACGATCAGGTCCACCTTGTCGGACTCGAACGCGAGGAACCCTTGGTCCTGGCTCTTCCCCCATAATTGGTTACCGGATGCGTGACGATCGTCCCAACTGAAGACGGGCGTCGGCGACTGCTTGTAGCCCACGTCGACCCGGTGCGTCGTGTCCATGCCGGCGAAGACCTCCTCGCGCAGCCGGCGCTCCCAGTTGGACCGGTATTTCTCGAAGCTCTGCGGGCTCACCCATATCTTTAACGGGCGGTCGTCGGGCTTACGTAAACGTCGGTAGATCGGGCCTTCGCGTCTCACTAGCCGGCTGATAATCCCCGCACCTACTGTTGTTTTCCCGGATTGATTGCCTCCGAGTACGACCACGACATTCGTCGCCGACGCGAGCCCGAACTGCTGCTGGGTGTGCCACGGGAACGAGCCCAGCGGACCCATGCGCTCAATGGAGCCCTCGACGCCATTCATTTATCTAGACGCCCCCGGGCCCCAGTCATCACGTGGCTCAACTTACCTCTGTGGGTGCGGCAATAAAACAACCCCAGCACACCAACTCCACCACGGCTTCCTCCACCAATTCACCTGCCAGGTATAGGGTGCGCCGGAAAACCTCGTCATCCGCCAGAACGTTGCCACAATCAATGCAGCGGACACCGTGCGGGTATCTCACGGCGCAATCCCTGTCCGCTCGTTAACCGGCACATCCAGCACGTCCGCAAGTTGTTCGAGATACCAGCGTATGTGATGTTCGCCCTCACAGGCAAGTGCATCGCCCACCAGCCGTGCCAGTTCAACCCCCACGGAAATCTCCCGAGGTGGCCACTGTTCGGAGGGCCTCACCTTCTTCGGGGGCCAGGTTGATGCGAGAGCCTCCAAGACCAGGCTCAGATCCTTTGCACCAACCAGCACCCTTTCGTCCCGCGACAGCGCTGCATCCATACGCAACGCGGCACTTCGTACTGCTTCGTTTACATCAGCCATCGGTCTCTCCCTCTGTGGGCTGTGATTAACTCAGCCATCACTCCCTCTTTTTCGGTTTCTGCTTCTTCGAGGCAGCCACCAGCATCTTCTCGAACTGTTTGATCGTCTTCACGCGCTCCACACGCTCCCAGAGGTCCTCTACCTGTCCAGGCGTCAACTCTTCTGCCGGCTCGCCTCCGTGCTCTTCCGCCCGTCGATCGGTGAACATCCCGAAGTGCTTGCCGATCGACTCGAGGGCCCCGCGCTTGTCGTGGAGTTTGAACCTGATCGACCCTCCGTCCTTGGTGATCGTCTCGGCGACCTCGGCCACAGCCGCGGCCACGTCCGGATCCATGTCCTCGCTCGACTGGAGCGTGACGCCATCTGGACCCCATTTGGCGTAGTTCTCCATGTTTGAAAACGCGAGCTTGCCCAGCTCTTCGAGCACTCGATCAGCCGTGATCTGCGTCCGTTCCTGAGACTTTTCCCTCACCTCCGTCAAATAGGCTGAAACCTTAGCGATCGTTAGCAACCGAGAGGCGCAGGATTCCGAGGCTTTCTCCGACCTACACTTGGGATAGGCATGACGATATGCCCCCGCGGCATTCGTGAATCCCTGTTTCACGTACCGCCGGCAGAAGGCCCATTGCCGGTCGGTCATGCCATGGGGGTTGGTCTTAGCCACGAAGCAACGCCTCGAAAAGAAGGCCGAGCGTGACTGCAAACATGAAAGGGATAACAACCCAAAGGATGAGGTTTCTGGCGAAGCGAACCCAGAAGTTGTCCGGTGTCATCGCCCCAGCCAATTCGCAAAGTCCACCACGGCTTCGGCTGCTCCTTTGACCATCGGGTAGCCCCAGACCGTGCCGTCCTTGTTCTTGACGCCGCAGCACCCGCAGGGCTGCTCAATTACTACCCACTCGTCAATCTCTTTCATGACTCCTCCTCGTTAATCCAATGCCAAACCCCAGATTCCTGCTCATCGGCTTGCGGGATGACGACCTTCAACTCCACGGCCAACTGATAGTGAAGATTGTCGTCAATGTACGTGTCATCCTCCTGGGCTTCGTGTTTCGCGGCACACAGAAGGGCACCGCCGTGGGCTCTCCATCTGAGGCTCATCGTTCCATCCCCGTCATCAGAACGGTCCAATCGAAATGGCATAATTCCCGCTGGAGTTGCTGGGGTCAGACGGTCGTTGACCGCGACGAAACGCCAAAGCCTGGCGATCCAGAAAGCGTAGGATTTTGCCACCGGCTATCCTGCCGTTCTTGGGTTGATACCATCCCCTAGCGACTGAGCCCCGCCACGTTTGCTGAAACAGACCCCACTGAACGTGGGCCATGAGAAAGAGCGGGTCGTAGCCCTCGTAGATGTCCAAGAGTTTCATCGCTCCAGTTTCCTTCCTATCTGTATAGTGTGAGAAGTGTGAATCCTGTTGCAATAATCCAGCGCAGCCTGTAGTCCTTCGGTTGAATCTTCATCTCCCTCAAATACACCGAAATCATTCACGTTTACATATCCAAAAAGATGTTTCGTTATAAACCTTCTGATCTTTCTCCATGTAGGTATTTTGGTAATTCCTGCTTTAATCATTTTATCGCTCCATCCCCGTGATATAGGCCCGGAGGGCGAACACATGGCTAATTATCCTGTCACCTAGCGAATGACCTCGGGTGAAACCAAGACTTGACACTGCCCCCTCAATCGCGTCCAGGGTCTCGTAGGGGTCGAAACGGTTGGTCAGGTCAGGAACCTTGTTGATGTCGCAGGTGTGGGGAAACGTGATGGCCGTCTCGCCGCAAAAAGTGCAGGATGTCATTGCGATCCCCGGGAAATCCTCTGCCGGCTGGGCGTCTGGTGGAACCTCAGCCTTGATGGGGTCCACGCAAACACCGTGAGCAATACCGTGCTTCGGACACATCTTCCGGTCCTCCCCAAGCGACTTATCCATAACTACCATCTCACCCTCCTTTTTGAGTGTCCCCCAACCAGAGAAAGGATCAGGTACGATCATACAAGTATTGACGCCAGCGTTCCCAGTAGATAGCCGAAGACCGCAAACTTCCACATCGGTTCATCCCAGGTGGTTGTGATTTTCACGTCTCCTCCTTCATTGGCCGATGTACTCCCATACCCCGTCTACCTGTCTAACGATGCACACGGAGTTAACTCAATCTCCACCCGCATATTCTTCCTATCCACCGCTTGCTTGGGCATCTGAAGGTCCAACCACTTCTCGTTGTCATCCACAAGTAGGTCATGACGCACCAAGCAGTCAATCGGCCATTTCAGCCGCGCCACGAGATTATCCCTATCCATCTTAACCCATAAAAACAAAGTAGCCGATAGGCGCACGCGATTCCCGCGCATACCACTGGTCCAATCTTTACCCAACAATGCAAAAGCGGCCATGTCGTAATACTCCTGCTTCTTCCGGTGCGTCACCCTCCAGTGTTCCCGTGCGTTGGCACGATTGGGAGGTAATGGAAGGATCAGCTTCATGCCTTCGCTCCGCAGCATCGCATCCAGCGTGTCCCCATCCACTGCATGATCCGGCCGGTCCTCTCGCAGCGCTCGCACCGGCGTTCGTCATCGGAGCGGGCGTCCGGGCCTCCAGGGATTCCCTTAGGGTCCAAGCTGCCCACGAGAATCCCCTCGTCCGTGTGGCTCCTGCCCCACATGCCGCGCATCGCTGCACGTTGGGGTTCCATGTTGCGGCGTTTGAAGTCGCGACTGGTGATCCGTTGCCGACTCTCCTGGACTGCCGTCGTCATGCCGATTCCTCACTCCAGTTAGGGTGTTGGCCTTCCATGTGGCGTTTGAGATTGGCGAAGTTGCGGCGGCAGCACGGACAGAT